TGGGCGTGCGCACCCAAGCCATGAGCACCACCACGCTGTCTGTGATGGCGAACAGATCAGTCACAACCTTGCGGTACTCCATGACCTGATCGTCTTCTAGGCTGGCGATGCCATCCATGTCGTCAGTCACTGCGAGCGCATCTGTCAAACCGCGTGATATGTGGCGTGCGAAGGTCTCAGACAGGCCGAGCGGCTCCACCAACCCCTTGGTAAAGTGGATGTAGTCGATCTGATCTGTGAAGTTACCTGCTGTGTCCGCCAAGCCCTTGATGAACTCAATGTGTGGGCGGCCAGACCATGTGTAGTCTTCCAGAAAGTAGTCGTAGGCGTACTCGTCAAAGGCTGGGCCCTCGCCCCACGAGAACGTGTCTGCGCGGCTTGTGCTCAGAGCTTTGCCGATGGGGTCATCGACATAGAGTACGTCTTCTGTGTGGCGGTCAATGGCCATCACGATGCCATCAGACAGCCCGATCTCGTCAGCGATACCCTTGATGACGGTCAGAATGTTGGAGTCGGTCAGCGCACCGCTATCCGCTAGGCTCTTGCCGAGTGTGATGCGAGCCTCGTCAGCAATATCGGCCAGCTCTTCGAGCGCACGCTGTAGACGGAATACTTTGGCGTCAGTAAGTGTGGCTACGTCTGCGGCCTCGATGTACTTCAAGAACCAGCCCGTGATGGCCTCAGCTTTGAGCAGCTGGACTTGGACATCAATCGCCATGACTGGCGCGTGGATGGCAGCTGAGAGCGCGGCAACAGCCGTCTCCGCCATCAGTTTGAGGGTAGCAACAACGCCGCCCGCCCGAACGATGACAGCGGTAGCCTTTAGGTTAGGTACCGCCGTTGCTGTCGCTTGGAGCTTGACGACGTTGAACTGCATTAGAAGTCCTGACGCAGCTTGAATTTCAGCAGGTCATAGACCGACTGCACGGTGCTGTCCTCGAACGTGATTTCAATCTCACCTTCGTAGTCACCGGGCTCGACATCCAGCGCACCACTTGGCCACACGAAAATGCACACGCCGTTTGGGCCATCAGTAACTGTACCGACCATGGTGGTCAGCACGGTTGTTGTGTTCGCTGCGCGGAACTTTAAGCGAGGGGTCGAGTCTGTGATGTCAACGGCGTCGCCAGTTGTCTCATCAGTGATGGTGACTTTGATCTGGGGCTTTGTGTCGCCTTGGACAAGTTTGATTTTTTCGGCCATGATTAGTCCTTCGGTGCAACACCAGCTGTGCCGCTGAGTTCAACGCCAAGCAGGTTTTGGTAGAGCTGGTAGAAGCTAGCAGCCAGTGCAGCGTTCTGTGTGTTCTCTGAGTCCTTGCTGTAAGCACGGTAGAGGATGTAATTGACCAACGCGTTGACGTAGATGTCGGCCACGCTGATGTTGCCACTCACAGACGAGTACAACGCGCCAGCGGACGGCTCTGTGATGTCGGTTGGATAGGCAGAGTAGATCAGCTCAACAGAAGCGCCTGACGACGCTGCTGGCGGGTACACGTAGAACGTGCGTGGCTCACGGGGGTCGTAGGTATAGTGGCGAATGTCGGTCACACCAGCTTTGTTGTACCAGTCGGGTGCCTGCGCGTCGAGAACAACGCGACTCACAAGACGAATGGCACGCTTAGTACCGCCTGTGTTACGGATGATCTCCAGCAGCTTCGCGCCAGCGGATGGCAGCGTCTGGCGAGCGCCTGCGGCCAAGGCCAAGGTAGCTGTGGTAGAGGTAGCGTCTGGGCGCACAAGCGCGATGTCACGCTGCCCGTCGTTGAGGTATCGCACGAGTTCAGCCGTAGGCCAGCGAATGGCGCTAGGGTCAAGCAGCGTGATGACCACGCGGTGGAGTACGTTTTGTGCAGAGAAGGCCATGGGCTACCTCAAGTGAAAGAACGTGGGCGCACGCGCATGGAGCCACGGACGAGACCGAAGTTACTCTCGATGCGCGAGCTTACCGTTTGCTGCGCAGCTGATGCGAGCAGCTCCTGCGCACGTGGCAGGTTTGTGAACGGCTGGTCAGGAATCTGCATGGCGCGAGCGATTGCGCCCGACACGATGGGGTCAATCCAGATGTTGTAAAAATCATCATCCAGCTGAGTGGTGTCACGCGCTGGGCGCAGCGTCACAGCCACAACTACAGGGTACGCCTTGTCAGGTGGGGGCGACAGGCGCAGTGTGAATGTGTTGTCTGTGCGGTCAGTGTAGAAGCCGCGAGGGATGGCGGTAGCCGTTGGCAAATCATTGCGAATGGCCTCGAACAAGCCGGGGCGTAACTCTTTGCCGTTGAGCGTCACACCCATGACACGGTTAATGTCGTGGTAGCGCGTAGGAGGGTCAAGGTCGTAATCAACCTTGCCCACCACGGTATTGAAAGAGTCGAGGTTCTGACGCAGTGTCAGAGATGCCTCGGCGAACTCAATAGCAGCGTTCACCAGAACTTGGTCAACCAAAGGCTCTGGGCAGTTCGGTAAGTACGGCAGGATTCGTGGGTAGAACGCGCTAAGAGGTTTCATGGTTGCACCTTATTCGGCTGCAGGTTGCTCAGTCTCAGCTGTTTGTTCTTCAGCTGCGGGGGTCTCAGCCTGCTGTTCCTGCTCTGGCTGCGTTGCAGCAGATTCTACCTGAGCAGGTTTGTTTTTGCGAGAAGGTTTTGTTGGCTTGGCTTCTTCAACAGCGAGGTTGGAGTGCAAGTTCATCAATGCTGTGCCCTCTTCGGTGGGTTCCCACTCAGCGCCGTTCAAGATGGCCACGACAACAATTTTGCCGTCCACTACAACGCGGATACGGTTCATCACGATTTCGCCGTCAAGGCGTTCCATCAATTCGAGTGCAGTCATTCAGTTCTCCAGAAGTTAAAAAGGGCCCCGAAGGGCCCCTTTATTGTGCCACCAACTTAGGCTGGTGTAGCGACGCCGCCGAGCACAGCGACCCAAGACAGGCCGTCAGTGCCGAGTTGCACGAACTCAGCGACTTGTTGTTGACCAACCACCAAAGCGGCGTTGGCAGAGCCACCGTTGATGGTGCCACCAGTGTTTGGGTACACCTTGATGTCTTGAGCGGCATCGAGGTTAGCAACCAACACGCGGTCGCCTTGGCCACGGCCAGCAGGTAAGATCACGCCGTCGTTGTCAGCAGCGACAACGGTAACGGTGTTGAAAGCGCCTGTCAGCGCAGTTGCGCCAGCAGCAGTTTGAGTTGCACCAGCTGTCAAGCCAGTGGTGACGCCGCCAGTGGTGCGGCCGAAAGATGTAACGTTAGGCATGTTTATGCTCCAGAAGTTGATTCAAAAACGGGGCCCCGAAGGGCCCCTGTTAATTAGCTGGCAGAGCCAACTTGTGCCACGACCAAGGCTTGTGGCTTAACCACTTTGCGGCCATACACAGCCAAACCGCGAACGATGTCGCCGAAGTCTGTTTGGTTACGCAATGGCTCAGTCTTGTTCACAGTCATAGCGAACGACACAGCAGCCTTAGTGCCAGCGATCATTGTGCGGCGAGCCTTAGCGCTCGACACAGCACCACCAGTGGAAGTGTCGGTCAAGCCAGACACCAATGCCTTACCAGCAGCGCCGCGAGGCAACAGGTTAGACACATACACGCTGAAGCGGTCCAACATGCCGATCTTGCCAGTACGGATTGTGCTGGATTGGTCGCCAGTGAAGTAGGCTTGAGCGATGCTAGATTGCATCAACAGGTGACGGTCGTAGGGGCTGATAACCAACCAGCGGCCGTCTTCTGGAACGTTCTGCTCGTCCAACACGGTAGACATGCGCAAGATCGCTTTCAACACGTTTTCAGGTGTTGCTTGGTCGATAGGAGCAGTGTCTGTACCCAAGTTGTAGGCAGCAGAGATGGCACCAGCTGTAGCGCCGTAGTTGGCAGCGTCAGCACCTTCGGTCACGAAGCTGTTGAAGAACACTTCGTTCTCGATCTGAATCTTCAACTGCTTGGCAGCGTCTTCAGTGAACATGTTCATCAAGTTCATGTCAGACTGATAGGCCAACACGTCGTTCACTTGAACGCCGAAGTATTTGCCCTTGTTCACTTGCATATCTTGGTAGATAGGAGTGGGGACTTCGTAGTTCAGGTTTTGACCTGCGGTGTAGTCAGAGATGGTGATGGTGGGAGCCAAACGGATACGGATGGTATCGCCTTGGTTCTTCAACTCGCCTTCGTAATCGGTGTTAGCGATTTCCGACAACATGGTGTTTTGGTAGAACTTGGCCAACAGTTTGCCAGACCACAAGGTCGGGATAAATGCGCCAGAGTAAGAAGTGCTCGTATTGAACGGAGCTTGTACGGGGAAAACAGCAGCCATTTTGGCCTCCTAAAAGTTACAGGTTGGGTTACGACCCCGCCTCCAAAGTCTTACGCGACAACGCGTCCTTCTTTGTAAGCCAAGTCGATTTCAGCTTCAAGTTTGCGTGCCTCATCCATTTGGCCCTTCGCGCTCAAGTCAGCAGATTTGATGAACATCCGTTGGATGTCAGCATCCTTGTAGATGCGACCTTGCTGCACAGGTGCAGTTGGGGAACCAGTACGGTTCGGCTGGATTTGACGTTCGAGTTCTTCGGCTTTGCTTGGCGTTGGCTCTGCGGGAGTTGCTGGGGCTTGGGTTGCCTTGAACAAACTCACGTAGTGTGCGATTGCTTCTGCGTCGCCACGATTGAACGCGCCTTGTGCAACAGTCAAACGTGGGCCACGGAGCAACGGGTCAACTTCGTTCAGCCACTCAATCCACTTGGGGTTGACGTTGACTGCTTCAAAGTCCGGCACCAAACGGTGCAGGCGTTGCTCAAACGTAGCTTCAGACACTTGAGTCCCGGTAGCGTTCAGTTGCTCGCGCAACTTCTCGTTCTCGGCCTTCATGGCGTCTAACTCACCACGAAATTCTGCTGCCACTTCGCGGGCAACCTTGCGTTGGACTTCAATCAAGTCCTTGCCAAATTCTTCTACGTCGGCGTCCGTGACCAACTTCTCTGGGGTAGCTGGTTTGACAGGCTCGGCTGGCTTTGCTTCAGCGGCTTTGCGGAGGGACTCCACTTGGCTCTTGAGCTCACGCAAATCTGCGTGCAAGCGTGGCACTTCAGCGTCGTACATGCCCTTGAGGGTCTTGTACTTTTGCTGCCATGTCTCTTCGGCTACGACAGGTTCTGTCGGTGCTGGCGTTGGGTCAACAGGTGTGGGCTCTGCTGGGGCAGGAGTTGGTTCAGGTGTGGGCTCTGCGGGTGCTGGCTCAGGGTTCGGCGCAGGGTCTGCGGCTGTCTTCTGGCTATCAGCGATCTGCTGCTCAATCTTTTCCAGTTCCTTCAACTGGGCTTCTACTTGTTTGGGCAATGCCATTTTTTGGTTTCCTTTAAGCTCCAACTCTGCTTCAGGCTCCTACTGCGGTCTGCCATCGACATAATGGTTTGCTACGGACAATAAACCGATCAGTTTCCTAATCGGGCGAGAACCTCTTGCGATTTTTCAACCGATTCGAGGAAATCTACTAAGACCTCTGCCCGACCTTGGAGTCGGTGAATCCGGACTGGGTCTTCTGCCTGAATCAACGCAGTTTTTACTTCGTCGAGTTTGGTCTTAAAAAGTTCCAGTAGGGCTTCATTCTCTGGATGCTTGCAGCGATTCAACGCTTGCATGTGCTTCCGGTCGGGCTTTTGGCCTACAAAAATCTTCATGTGGCGGATTCTATATCAACTTACCTGACACGTGTCAAGAAATTTTTAGAGTTACACGCCATTTGGTCGTGGTGACATCATGTTGCCCTCACGGCCGCCTACTTGGCTGCCATCAGGGAGCATGTTCTTTGGTGCTGGGCCTTGAGGCATGCCGGGCTGACCGGGTGCGCCACCTTGGCCGGGCTGCAGTGTTCCCATGATGCCAGCGAGCTGGCCCTGCAACTCGGCGATCATTTGCTGTTGCTGCTGGATGGTACTGATCTGCTTGCGGTCTGGGACGATGCGGTCAACGTTGCCGCTGAGGTTCTTCGCTTGATCGCGCAGCAGCTCGGCCGCACCTTCCATGCCAACGATCTGTTGCGCCACTGGGCTGTTGAGCACAGTCTGCAAGAACTCGTTGCGGCGGATGGCTTCAGCTTCCTTGATGACCAAGCTGGTAGCACCAGTAGCCACGATGTTCACGTCGCCGATCAAGTCTGGGTCGTCGCTGTAGCGCAAGTTGTCTTGGTACAGGCGCTCGATGGCCGGAGTGATGACGTTGTGGTCGATGTTGCTGATGACCTGCTTGATACCCTTGCCAGCGTTGCTGATGAGCATGGACAGGCCAGATGATGTGCGGCCCGCGCCCGGTGTGTTCTCACCAGACATGTAGCGAGGAATCATGGTGTCCTCGTCCGCGCGAGCGCTGAACTTCTCAAACACACCCATCAACTCTTGCGCGTTGCTGTTGGGTTGGAAGAAGCTGATGGGCGCTGTGTTGTCGGCCACTTCAGATGCAGTGAACTGCCAAATCTTCCATGGGTGCATGTCTGTGATGTCCTCACCTGCTGGCAAGCGTGACACGTTCACACCAACCTGCGGGCCAGAGCTGATGCCCATGTTGTTGGCCAAGCTGCGTGCGGCCGCGTTGACCATGGACTGTGCGTCGCGGCACAGGTCAGTCACGCCCTTGCCGTCCACAGAACCGGGCAGGTTCTCGTAGCTTGTCAGGTAGTACGGCTTGCGGCCCAGTGGGTCGTAGTTGAGCACCGCGCGGATGACCACGTTACCGATCAGCCACACCTCGCAGGGGTAATTCAGAGCTGGGTCTGGAATCTCTTTTTCAGTCAGGCCCCACTCAATGAGCAAGCTGCCCTTGACCGAGTCCCACAACTGGATGGCGTCAACCAAGTCACCAGAGATGATGGCCTCAGTCACGTACTTGCCCTCGGCTTGCGCCTTGGACGCGTCTGTCCACAACCACTGTTTCATGCCCGATGTCTCGAAGTCATTGAGCACTGTGCGGATGGCGTCGTCGTTGTAGCCGGGCACGCCAATGAGGGCTTGCAAGTCGTCTGCTGTGAGGCGGTGGCGCTCGATGATGTAGCCATCACCCAGCTCCCACGACCATGGTGCCCAGTAGATCATGAACGGGTCAACGCGCTCCCACTCGTTGCGGATGGTCTCTTTGGGAACGAGCTTGCCGTTTTGCCACTGGAGAGTTTTGCGCTTGCGCTTGATGGGGCCCTTCAACACGGCGTAGGGGAACGTGACCACGTCATCGAGAAACTCGTTGAACGCTTTGTGCCAGCCGCCCTCGGCCAGCTGGTCTTCCATCTTGCGCTCCATGCGGGACACGCGCTCGTCGGACTCTTCCTTGAGCTGGCGCATCGCCTCGTCTTTCATCTGCAAAGCGATCTGACGCAACTCATCTTGTGATGGTGGCATGCCGCCTTGCTCGATGTGGGTCATCAACTGTTGGGCCAATGTTGCCTGCAACTCTTGAAGAATTTCAGGAGGCATTGTCGGCTCTGGTGTGCCTTGGATTGCCCATGGCTTGTCAGCGCCCGAACCCAAGAGGGTATCGCGCAACCAGCTGGTGGCCGCGCGGCACTTGACTGAGGTCAAGTTGATGAAGATGTCAGAGCCGCCTTGCTCGGCCAGCTCTTGTGCCTTGTCTGGGTCGTACTCACCGTTGCGCTGGCGCAGGCACTGAAGCATGCGCTCTTCGAGTTTGCGTTTGGCCGTGCGGGCGCTATCCCAGCGCGAGCGCACATGTGAAGCGAGGCCCTGAATAACAGGTTGATTCTGCAGCTCGTCGCTGCGTTTTTTCGCCTCAGCTTCTAAGTCAGAAGCGCGTGCGACGGGGATGAGTGCGAGTCCAGTAGCCATGTTGTGCCTTTAATTCCAAGGTGTGCCGGGCGCAGCTGCTGCGGAGCCCTTAATCAAGTATCCCTCTTGCGAAATACTTACTGCGCCAGTCGTTGAGTTTACCTTGGCCATCAACTGAATGTCAGTCTTCTCTGCGAATGGACGTGGCATCACGCGTTGTGCGCGGTAATTGATTGCAAATGGTGCCTGCTGTGTGAGCTGCACAACTCCAGCTGGGCTGACTGTTTTGTTCTGGTACGTGGCGAAGTTGTTGCCGTTGAGTGATGTGTTGATGTCCACGCGGCTTAAGAAGTAGGTGTAGCCTGCAGGCACCGTGTATATCGCTGCCTGTGTGCGGCCGACACCCGCGTTGATCTGCGCGTAGATCGTTGTGTTGGTCAAGTCTTTGAGTGTGACTGTGCCAGCTGGGTTGGTCGCGCTACCCACCGCCACAAACATGCTGTTGATGCGCAGGTACGATTTAGTTGTCGTCACTGGCGTCGAACCGTTCAACACGACGCTCTCTGAGATCATCGCGTAGGTGGAGTCAAGGCCGTTGATGGTTATCGTAGCCGTGTCACCGTTGCTGCCAGCCAGATTCATCTGCGTGGCAGATGGTGGGTAGACGTAATCTGTAGCGTTCTCCCACAGCGGTATGAACGACGTACCAACCGACGGCTGGTAGCCGTAGATGTTCAGTGTTGTGTGGCCGGGAACCTGACCGCGAGCCACTTGCAAATCGAAGTGTTCAACGCGGCGCTCAAGAGTGGCGGAGGGGTAGAAGGTTGGCATACCATCCCTTTAGAAAGTTGCCGAATTGTACCCCCCACTGCCGTGCGGTCAAGCCTGTCAGGTGTACGCGTAGCGCACTTTGCGAATTTCCCGCCGCCCCTGCTGCAGCCCAAAGCCTCGGATGTTCATGTCGATGACGGCCGCGCCGTACTGCAAAGCGTCGTGGATGTGGCTGAACTCGTTCTTGTCCGGCTTGTCTTCCATCTCACCGTTCTTCTTGACCTTGTACCGATACCCCGAGCGGAAGCCTTTGATGAGGTGGGTGCAGGTGGGCGAGACCAAAAACATGGCCTTGCCTTCGAGTTGCTGGGAGAGCAAGCGCTCCACCGCCGCGATGCGTTTCTCAGGGTCGTTGGTCGGCGGCTTGATGCACTTAAACCCCGCGTCCTTGAGCGCGTCCACCAGCGTCATCTCGTTCAACTGCTGCTTCATAAACCCCGCTGGGTCTGGTGCGCAGGTGAACTGGTAGCCTTGGTAGTGGTTGCCGATGAACGGGTTGAGCTTAGTCTGGATGAACGTCTCGATGCCCATGTTCTCTGAGGTGATCTCGTCTAACACCAGTACGCGACCACGCGGGTCACGCTGCATGAACACCGCCGATGGCGTGCGCCCAAAGTCAATGCCGATGGTGATGGGGTAGTCCGAGCTCTGGATGGGCTTGAGTTTCTCAGGTGCCACGTGAAAGTCTTGGGTGAACGTGCGCTGGTACACCGGAGTGCCCGACAGCGAGCGCCCCCACTTGCCGTGGACGTACACGTCAATCCAGTCGTCACTCTTGCCCTCGCACAAGTCCTCGTAGTAGTTCGATGGCAAGTGCTGCACCCAGTCAGCCTCTTCGCTGAGACCGCTGGGCTGGATGGTGACGTGAACTTTCTCTGGGTCGGCGTTGGTGAGGTACTGCTCCCAGTGTGCGTCCATGTCGGGCGGGTTGGTCGCGCCCCACACTTTCTTCATCTGGCGGCCGTAGTCGTCCACGCAGCCCTGCACTGGGTTGCCTTTCTCGTCATGGCCCCACTCAGGGCGGTGCGGCACCATCATCCCGTTGGGATAACGGCCCAGACGACCAGTCAGCGCGTCGAACACGTCCGAGTTGATCTCGCGCACCTCGTCCACCATGGCGAAAGAAAGCTGTAAGGAAAGCAGACGACGCACGTCGTTGGCATCATCCAAGCCGCGAAACAGCACGTCGCACTCAACGTCGTCAAATCGCAGGATGAACCGCAACTCAGTGCGCAGGTACGTACCCGCTTGGCCTTCTGGGAACAGGCCGAGGAAGTCTTTGATCGTTGAGTCGAGCAACATCTGACGCGTGTTACGCACCACCGCGCAGCGTGAACGGCGGATGCCGTCGGCACAAGGTGCCACTTTGCGTGCCTCGATGGGAATTTTCATCAAGCTGGCAGTGGTCTTGGTCGAACCCACTGGCCCAACGATGAAACTCTGGAATTTTTCAGAGAGTAGGTACGGCGTTACGCTGTTGACTGGGGTGTAATTGACGCTCATGAGTGGTCATCCCCCGCGTAGACGTAGTCGTCGGGCTCGGCAAGCGTAATTGGCGTGTGGTGCAGTTTTTCTGCACTTGGAAGCTCAAAATCACCCGTCAAAGCCTCAAAACTGTCGTTTTCGAGCATTTTTGGCTCAATTTCGGTGGTTTTTGCCTCCAAAATCATGGTTTGCGGGGCTGAATTTGCAGTGCTCGGAAGGTTGATTGTGATCGAAAAACCGGGCCCAGTTTGCGCAATTTGATTGGTTTTTGGCTTCAATTCGGCCCATTCGACGATGTCGGTGATGGCTTGACGCCGCACAGCAGCTGGTGTGTCCTGATCTTTGGCCATGTGGTACAGCGTCGGCAACAAATCCTCCGCCAAGACGCGTGCCTTGGCAGAAAATGAGAACCCAGAGTCCTTGAGTTCTTTGACGTACATATCCACGTAGCGTTGAAACTGTGGATTTGCTGCTATTTGGTCGTACTCAGTCTGTGTGA